TTGTTGGTTCTACTGATAAGACTTTCCGTATGATATTCAAACTAGAAAATCTCAGTAAAATAATGGAAGGCACTTATGATGTTCGTCTTTCCTCTAAAAGAATATCACATTTCAAACGTCAATCTGATACTCTAAACTATTGGATTGCTCTTGAAGCGAACTCATCTTATGATGAATAAATGGAGAATATAATGAAAGAAATTTTACAAAAAATGTTGACCTATGGGGAGTTTGATGGTATTTCAACAATACCCTTTAATCGTGATGTACTGTTACGAATAAAGAAAGCAATGAAAAAATTTAAAACATTGCGTCCAGAACACAAGACTTGTTCAATTGGTGTACTGACTAAAGATTCTGTCTATCATGGAGTGACATATAAAAAAGGTGCAACTTATGTAGTTGATGGTAATACCAGAAAATATTTTTGGAAGAAAGGTTTACTAGAAAAACCAGATAAACTTGCTGCTACATATTATTATTATGATTCTATGGATGCTATGTGGGAAGGATATAATTGTTTTGATAGCGTTACATCAACAGAATCTACATCAGAAAAACTGACAGGACAAGCTATTCTTTTGGATTTAAATTTTTCTAGTGCTAAGTTCAAGAAGGGGTCATTTGTTACAGCAATAAATTATGCAGCAACTGGAATGTATCCAGAAAAATACCCAAAACCTTCTTCTGGCCAAAAAGATAATATTGAAAAATTAAAAGTGTTCTCAAAAGAATTACTTGTCTTAGATGGGTTAGATCTTGGACAAAAATCTGGCCAAGCGGTATTAGGTGCATTTTTGATGGCACTAAAATGTCATACAACAAAAGGTACAGAAGATAAAGTTATCGATTTTATCAAGAAATTCGATGAAGGTTATTCTGACGGCCGCACTAAATCTAAGTGTGGTGTAACTCATACTGTTTTTGAAATTTATAACAAGCAGCCTGGTCAATTTCCGTGGGGCACGGCCATGAGAGATATGCCACCACAAATTAGTTTTGTATTACAGCTGATCGATAATTATGTAGAGGGTAAAGAAACGATTAAGTATGTTGAAAAACCAACAACGAAAAATTCTAATGGTAAGGACTATTATAGAACTTATTCAGAAAAACATGGTTATACTGCTCTTTCATCTTATATGACAAAAGCAGCATAAAATTTGATTATAATTTATATTATGAAAGTGAAATATTATGGCAAAAGATTCATTATTGTGGGTGGAAAAATATAGGCCTCCCACAATCTCAGAATGTGTTTTATCAGATAGTATCAAAGGAACACTATCCGATTTGACAAAAGAAGGTAAAGTTCCTAATCTGTTGCTCTCTGGTTCAGCAGGAGTTGGTAAAACAACTGTTGCTAGAGCACTGTGTGAACAAACCAATTCCGATTACATAATCATCAATGGTTCGGATGAGGGTAGAATGATTGATACTCTCAGAAATAAGATGACACAATTTTGTTCTACCACATCTTTATCTGGTAGTTCAAGAAAAGTTGTTATAGTCGATGAAGCAGACTACTCAAATCCCGATTCTGTTCAACCAGCAATGAGAGGATTTATTGAAAAGTTTGCTGATAATTGTTCCTTCATCTTCACTTGTAATTACAAAAATCGTATTATTGAACCGATACATTCCCGATGTGCGGTTGTTGATTTTGTTCTTGGTAAGGATGAAAAACCAGAGATAGCATCTAAGTTTATGGAAAGATGCGAACATATTCTCGATTCTGAAAATATAGTTCATGATAAGAGAGTTGTAGCTGAACTTATCAACAAACATTTTCCTGACTTTCGTAGAGTAATCAACGAACTTCAAAGATATTCAACTTCTGGTAATATCGATTCTGGTATTCTAGCAAACATTGGTGAATTGAACCTGACTCAATTGGTCTCTTCTTTGAGAGAAAAGAACTTTCAGAATATGAGAAAGTGGGTCGCTACTAATGTTGACAATGACCCTGCTACTGTCTATCGTAAAATCTACGACAAACTATATGAAGTATTGGAAAAATCTTCTATCCCACAAGCGGTATTGATTATCGCGGATTATCAGTATAAATCTGCATTTGTTGCAGACCAAGAGATTAACTTGGTTGCATGCTTGATTGAACTGATGTCAGAATGTGAGTTCGTATGAGCCCGTTTGACTTCATAAAACAAATCAATCACGGTAAGAAGAACTTGATTGATGAAACACCAATACTTGAAAAGGAGTATAATACCTTTATCATAAATCGTGGTTTGAGTTTCAATCACGATACTGCTCTGTTCGCCAATGAAATGAACTTTCACAACCACCTAGATTCAAAACTTCAATTCGACTTTTTACTAAATATAATTAGACCCAAAAAGAGATGGGGTAAATGGATTAAACGTGAAAATAATGATGTTCTTGAATTGATCAAGAAATATTACAATTGTAGTTACGAAAAAGCAAGAGACTATTCTACATTGCTTGATGACTCACAATTAGACATTATTCGACAAAATATTGAATTAGGTGGTTTGAAAGGAACAAAATGAGTGAAACTATCATCCAATCGATGATTGAAGTTACATTAAAAGAACCCGATGATTTTCTCAAAGTAAGAGAAACCCTCACAAGAATCGGAATTGCATCACGCAAAGAAAAAACATTATTTCAATCGTGTCATATTCTCCACAAACAAGGAAAATATTACATAGTACATTTCAAAGAATTATTTTCATTAGACGGAAAAACATCTAACTTTTCAGAGAATGATGAAGCACGGAGAAATACCGTTGCTAATTTACTTTCTGAATGGGAATTGATATCTTTGGTAGAACCAGAAAAATCAGCAGAACCTACAGTTCCATTGAGTCAACTCAAGATTCTTTCTTTTAAAGAGAAGGATGAATGGGAATTGACACCGAAATATAATATAGGAAACAAAAAGGAAGCTGACAATGAGAATGACAAGTGATTTATATTATTGGTACTGGCTGTTGGACTGCTGTAGGATTTTACTGGAACGATAAAGCAGTCATGTTAGGCAGTGTTATTCCAGCTACTTCAGTTGCTATGAATTTAATTCAAAAACTAGTAGAAATGTACAGATGAATGAAGAAAAGACTTGACATTTTAACTACTCTATGGTATACTTATAGTATAGTTAAATGAAACAGTAACTAAAATATTCCTTTCACTTCTGGCATAGTGTCGGAAAGAATTTAGAATATTATCAATAGTTGCTCGCCAATATAGGAGAACCTAATGGCATCAGTTAGTAGAAGAGTAAAACGTGAAGTAGATAGACGTTTCAAAAAGTTAAATCTTACCAGAACGGAAGATTATGTATATTGTTCGATGTTTGAAGAAACATTTGGACAAGGTGAAAAATCCGAAAAAAGAAATCATAGAGGTGATATCACCATTTCGTGGATTAAAGAAAATATTAACAAATTTATCACAGGAATTCGTGAGTATCAACGATTTAAAGTCAAAGATACTGATTGGAAACGAACTATTGTACAAGATGTTCTTCTTGGTGGTATTCGTGTCGCTGAGTTAATAGTTAGAGTTATCATGAAACTTGATGATGAAGGTAATCAAGTATTTGAATTTGAGGTGATTGATGGACAGCAAAGAATAACTGCTTTCATTGAATTCTTCAATGATGAATTTACCATTGATGTTCATGGTACAGAAATGACCTATACACAAATGGAAACTCAAAATGCTGGACTATGGAGAAAGTTTAATGAACTTGCCTTTGGTGCAGTTTTTTATGAGAATATTACAAACGAAGAAGCATCTATTATTTTCAAGAAAGTTAATGATCAAACAGACATTAACTGTCAAGAAGATCGTAATGCAATTTTCGGCCCCTATTCCACATATATTGCTGATAGAACATATTATGGAAGCGAGTCAACGCCACTTCATAGTTTGTTTGAGAGACAACTAAAATCAATCAAAAACAAGAAGGGGAAAGTAACTTCTAAGAAATTGGTACTTCCCAATTTTCCAAAGTTAGACATTAGTAAATGTCGTATGGAACAATTAGAATGGTATTCCCACTTAATACATTGGCATCATGAGGGATTGAGAAGTACCACAACTCAAGATTCCCATACTTTCTGGCAACTGAAGCTTGACCCTTATGCTTTGGAGTATAATGGAAAAGTTAAAGCTGAAAAACTTTTGAAAACTGCTAATCAAATAATGGAATCAGCTTCACCAGATCAAAAACAAGAAGATATTACGCCAATGATACTTCAATTCATGGTTCTTTGGTTTGAAGAACTAACAAAAGGCGATGCTAATATTGGATGGTGGAGCATTGTTATGGATGATTATGTTAATGGGTTTCTTTCAATACTTGATGATTATAGTAAAGATTCTGTAAAAGACGAAAAACGTGCGGAGAATAATCTCAGATGTAGGTTTGTCGGTCCAGAAACTGACGATTTTGGTAAACCTAAATCTTGGATGGTACATGGAACTGATGATATTATGGGAAAAATGAAAGATTTGTTTGGTGGTCATAATTTGAAAGCTATCGAAACAATTCTTCAAGTATTGGAACACGAGCTCACAACAAATCCAGAACAGTTTAGTGCTTTAGAACTTGATCCCATTAGAATTTTTGATAAAAGTATGGTTATTGAAAAGTGGAAAGAACAGGGTAAACTTGATGCTGAAACTGGTAAACCACTTGACATTAATAACCTTGCTGGTGATCATATTATCGCTCATAAAGAAGGAATAAAGGCTGGTGGTGTAACCACATGGGAAAACCTTCAAGTAATTTCAAAAAATCGAAACCAAAAGAAAGGAAGTAGTAGTCAATTTTTAAAGATGGCTGCTTAAAAATTAAAGCGAGTAGTTGTCGGCAACGCTTTGGAATACCATTCCGAAGAACTTGGTTCAACTCCAAGTGCTCGCTCCACTTTCACATAAATTAATTATGAAAAAACTCGAAAACAAAATTAACAGATGGTATGGTTCTAGTAAAGTAACTAGACATTGGCTTGCAAAACATTGGTATCGTTGGATAACCTTTGGGTGTTCTCAATGTTATATACCTTGTAATTGTTCTTCCATATATGAACCTAAAGGTTTTGCAGAAATGGCAAAATATTGCTATGAAACTTATGATCATGGTTATAAATAACTATGAAAACAAAGTATAAACTAATAGTGAATGGTTCTGGAAGTTATTCAGAAGATTCATTGTTCAAACTATATTTTACGATTTTACGACATCGCTTCCATCATCTATGTAAAGGTGAAGGATGGCGAGATTGAGGCTGACCATAGTGGTAGTCTCGCAACCAATCTCAAGTCCTGTGCTATGGATTGAGATTTCTTCAACACCAACCTT